GCTTGGGGAATCTGGTCCGTCGCTGCGTTGCCTGTTATTATGATAGTTGAGTCTGTACCGTTGTCTGTGATGCGGGTTTGATGGAAATTACCGCAGACATAATTTTCCACGCACCCTGAGTCAATAAGCAATTCAGTGTTGCCTGACTGGTCTATCAACTGTATGCTCGTAAAGACGTTTGCACCTCCCCCGCTAATATGGAGTCCCCTAGCGGGAGCTGGCTGGCTGATAAAGTCTAACAGGACTGAGACGAACGTGTTGGCCCCGACACCATCAAGTTCCATGTAGTACTGACTAGCAGTTATTGATATAAAGTGGTAGGTGTTCATATTATTCCAAGCGTTACCATCGTCTGAAACCTTGAAGCCAGTCTCAAATCCTGATATAGAGATGTCCCCGAAGGAGTTGTGACCCATTCCTGTATTTGCGTCGTCGCCCGCTGCGTATATGTGTACACCAATACTATTTGCTGTTTGTCCTCCACCGTATACAAAAAGGTCGTCTAGGATTTTTGTCTGCCCTAGTATCTTGTTGGCAGCTCCTGTATCGGGCTGGACTAAAACACAAGTACTAGCGTAATCTGCTGCGGTTTTAAGCATTACACTACGTAGATAACCACCTTGCTTGAGTCTTATTGTCCCAGTAACATTGAGAGTGATGCCTCCATAGATACTAGAATAAGAGTATCCAGAGCTTTCTCCACGTAGTAGAGCATTTTCTATGGTAAGACTTGAGACATTGAAAGTTGTGCCTATAAGTTGGACTGCTCCGCCTCTTGATGGTAGAGCATCCAAAGCTGCCTGTATTTGCACCTCATCGGCTGTTCCATCACATACATAGTCAGCCTGTGCCAGAGCATTGGCAGAAGCATCTGAGGCAGCCACAACAAAAGTAACAGACCGAACTACATTAGCATCCACTCCGCCAAAATCATGAGCATCAGACGCCTCATACTCGGCCTGGTTTAATTTTCTTCCCGCAGTAGTATGAGTTATATTTGCCATTAAATTTCCTCATGACTGTATTCCTGGCATTTAGTCCTCCTTGTGAATATCTTCCCACGCTTCCTTGACTTTAACGGCATTCATTCCTGCCACAAGCTGAGCATATTTCTCTATCTTCTGTTTTACCCATTCATAGGTAGCGTCTTCTAACTTTAATTTGTTACCATTTTGCTTGCCAGACTCTTTTCATTTGTCCTCCTTCGGCTGCATAGGCTTCTCAAAACCTTCACAGATATGTTTATAGACTAGATTGCCATTAACCCTAAATAGTTGTGGAGTAATTTTCTCGGCTACAGGTTTCAACCAGTCATGGACTCCATCCTCAAACTCTATAGTTCCATCTTTAGCTCCATCAAGAGCTTCAGCCAGCCTTTGCCCTTGTATGGAGTCATTCTGGGTCTGGAGTGGAGCATTGTTAAGGATAAGCCAGAATATCTGCTTTAAGGTCAATTCCTCTGGTTCGGTTCCCTGCACCTTGAGAATCTTGATTGACTCTCCTTTGTAATCCAGAACTGTAGTATCCTTGAATTTCTTTCCCACTGTTGCCTCCTTACTTATTCATTTCTGCTATTAAAGTATCTTGAGTAGCTACAAGAGTATTGTATCTAGTCTTAGCCAAAGTAGCTAATCTTGTCTTTTGAGTCGCTGTCAAAGGTTCACCAAATACTTCACCTTTCCGCAAACCTCTAACCAAGTCTATTAACTGGTTGGTTTGCTGGTTCATATCTTCCAGTAACTTCTCCATAATTTCTAAGTCCATTTTGTCTAGTCCCCCCTCCTTTAATTTTATGCTGCTGCTATTAGTCCATGAGTAATCATAGCATCCCGCAAAGCATCTAGCACACCAGCTTCCTCTGCTCCGTAAGTGCTGTCTACAACATCGTCACATCTCTCATCTATTACCCTTGCTCCAACTACCTGAACTCCAGCTACTTTTAATACCTGCCCTGAAGTAATGTTTAATCCAGTAACAGTAACTGCCGATAAGGTAAGAACAGCGGTAGCACCACTGGTGATGCTAAGCCTATTAATATCAGCGTTACCCGCAGCATTGGGTGTATAAACATCAAACTGACCTGGAGCACCAAAACTCTTTCCAGTCAAAGTTACATAAGCACCACAGCCTGCTGTTCCTCCTCCGCCATAAATTTGAATATAGGAATTGTCGGCTATAGATGTGAAATACCCACCAGCACCTAGAGTAAAACCAGCTAATGCTGATATTATCTGACCTGTAGCAGTTAATGTCCCCCCAAGAGTAATGGCGTCGAACTCAGCAGCACCTACGAAGTTGAAACTAGAACCTGTGGCTGTCAACGTCACTACATTTGAAACTGTAGTAATTGATAAGTAATCATCCACATCGCTTGAAGCCATCAGGCGAATAGCCCCTTTTGCCCTAATATGAGTCTCTCCTTCGCTCCCGTCTAGGAAAATGCCAGCATAAGAAGTTCCCCCGTCATTAGCAGCGATAAGAACGTCACCGTTTTCTGTGACATTGGATATTATGAGTGAATTGGCAGCTAACGCTGGTGTTACAGGTGTTCCAATAAGAACATTTTCTAAAGAGGTATTAGTAGCTAAGATAGTAGACCGATTAAGTAGAACTATATCACTATCTGTGCCTAACTTGAACAAGACATCATCAGTCACAAATTGTAGTTTAGTCTTTAGATAGCCACTAGAATCACATACCAATGCATGCCATGTTCCAGTCCCATCCTCCGATTCGTTACCAACTAAGGGTTTAACTTGCCTCCCTAAATTATCTTCTGTTTTAACATAAGCCATGCTATACCTCCTATACAGCAGTTATCATTAGATAACCATCACTATCTACAACTATGACATGCCAAGTTCCAGAGCCGTCCTCTGATTCATTGGCCACAACGGGCATAACTTGTCGTCCAGTTTCATCTTCAGTCTTTACATAAGCCATTATTTTATCTCCTTAAATGTCCCTAACAAACTCGTCCTTGTGTCCTCTAATATTGTGTGATTCGTCACTTAATTTCCAACCGAACGTAAAGTTTACTGGAGACAATACCTTTTCTGACAGGCACTGGCATTTAGGGCATGTGCTGAAATCTCTAGCCCCATAAGGCATCATGTCGTCAAATTTCTCCCCGCAGATATGGCAAACATATTCACAAAGTATCATTATACCCTCACTAACTCTTTTACGTGCCTTCTCTTATGACTTATTAGTCCTATTCTTGCCTTAGCGATAAATCCACACTCCGAACAAGTTAATGAATCCACTATCTCTATAGCCTCTTGAAATGGTGTCTTCTTACTTTCCTCTGGGGGTTCAACATAAACAATGTTCCCCTGAAGACCTAGATATTCTGCCTGAGTTCTCGTATGGTCAAAGATACTTGGCCCCCCACTCATACACGGGATTATGAGAGTTGCTAGATAGTTACCTTCCTCATCCAATAACTCCATACAAGGCAAGTCCCGAATTTGGTTCCCTGACTTCCTTTTAATCTCTTCCCATTGATATTGTTTTATGAGTGCCATTAGTTCCCCCTTGCAAAATCTGATTGCTCCAACATATCTTTAGCAACTAAGTTTAAGTCTGTAACTTCTCGCTCTTTTGTTGCTTCTGGATACTTCCAAAATTCGGGTAAAGGTCGTCCTGGAGGTCTATCTCTCCAATTCCCCGAATTAACCTCTTCTACCAGCCACTCAACAAAAACATCAAATATATCACGATATTGAGGGTCATGCTCATATTCAACTATGAGCATCTTTATAGCTGAACGAAACATCATTTCTTTATTGGACATATCAAGGTGCTCAAAGAATCTATCCCTCAATTTCATTAACACATGACTGTTATGAAAAATACAATTTTCAGGCGTTGGGTCAGGTGTGCGATGTGCATAAGTTCCGATAGCTTTAATTACCTCACTTAGACTCTTACCCTTCTCTATCGCCTTTTGTAACGGTGCCTTCACCTGCTCAATCACATACTGTCTCGCAAACCCTAGCATCCAATGACCTAAGAGTGTAGTCTGTTTTTGCTTCGGTAACTCTGTAACAAATCCCTTTTGAATTTGCTGCATTTTCCGCAATTCACTACGCAAAAATGGTGTTATCTCTTCATTGGACGGCTCTCCATTAACTTTGACATGGAGTTTCATTTTTGTAATCATCCAACTCCCCTACTTTGCTTGGAAGGGGGATTTTTACCTCCCCCTTCCTTAATCTTTTCTATACCAAGAGGTATCTCATGTAGAGACCTATCAGTAAGAAGTCTCCCGCATCTGCGTCAACAGCTACACCAAATGGAGCACCTGCCTTAACGAAATCCGCATCCATCCCAGTCAGTACTGAGACTTTCTGAATCTCATTATCGGCAGTAGTTTCACTGGTAGTAGTATTTCCTACCAGACTGCTACCAGCATCCCCTGTGTTAGAATCATTGATGTAAGCTCTAACAAAGGTCACATCAATGTCCAGTGCGGTAGAAGCCTGCGTGTTGACTATTAAGTCAGCAGCCAGTGGTGCACCAACCATATTGCTGGGGAACCACCCTTGGAAGATAGCACCAACTGCAGCCGAATCAACGTCTGCACCAGCCCACTCATTAGTGGTTCCATCAGGAGCATGAGCCTCTGAAATGCCACCAGATAAGGTGTTGTAGGGTGGACAAGGGATGAATATCTCCATCTCATACGGTGCCAGAATGTCAATCCTTGCCTCAGTGGTAGAAATTGACCTTCCTACTTTCTGAACGACATCTCCATTAGTAGCGGGTCTAACCTGAGTAATCGCACCAGCAGTGCCAGATAAATACTCAGTTGCATTAGCTGTGGTATAAGGTGCATCGGCATCGTAAAGAACACAGCCCTTACAACCCTTGATTACGTTACCGCTAACGCCACCTGCCATCGCAAGATACTGGGCATACAGATTAGTCGCTGCGTCCGTAGCAGCAGCCTGTACCCAGCCAGTACCATTGTGTGCCAGCATATCGCCCTTCTTAACAGTGCCGTTCAGTGTCAGGTCAGCAATCTTTTCGGCATATTGTATAGTTACTTCTGAAGCCATTTAATTTCCTCCTATTTTACTTTTGTCTAATTTTAGCTTAAAGCCGTATCGAGAACACCTGTCTTGACAGCAGCTGCAAACTTGTTATACAGAGCAAAGCCTGTATACCACTTGAAGCGATGCCTATCAGCGTCCACATCGTCTGGAGTCCAAGGCCCCTCATGTTGCAGTGCGCCAGCTTGTATGATGCAGAAACCTTGCTCTGATGTGTTGAGAGCAAATATGGCACTGTTGTCATTCCCAGATGCTCTAGTTGTCCCGATAGCATGAGTAGAAAGGGTGAGAATGTTTGCAACATTGTCTGGCAGATTATCCTCCATAGCATCCACAATATAGATAGGCTTGCCACCATACGTTTGCACCATATAGCCCAACTCATCCTTGTCGTGCTCCACGTTGTTACCCACAGCACGAGCAAGGGACGTCAACTTACGCCTCATTCTCCGAGTCATGACATAGCAGTTAACCCCAAGCTTAACGGCATCCGCAAGCTCATCCATCATGTCAATGGTAAGAGCACTGGACGCAGACTCCCCTAGAACCTGAGAGTTATTTACCCCAGCACCATCAAGGGTTGTCGTTGCCTCACTTTGAATCTCAGCTATGAGCTTAAACAGACCTTTAGGCTGGTTGTCGGCACTGGAAGTAGTAGTCCTCCCATAAACCATCCTTTCTGACCACTCCCACTTCACGTCATCTGACTTTTCCTTGATTTCAGCCAAAGCAACGTTTTGAGTTGACTGAGTAGCTATGGCAAACTTATCAACATCAGCCTGCCCTATCAAGGAATAGATGGCTGCACTACGTTGAGTTGTGGTGCCACTGGATGACACAATGGTTTCATTAGGCTGTGTCCATGCAGCACTACCACGTGCGGTTCTGACGTTATACTTAACGCCATTACCTTTGACTTCTTTTACTGGTAAACGAGCCATAAGACCATTCTCCTCAAGCAGCCAGTCAATAAAGCCTGACTGAATAAGGTCTCGGTCTAGCTCCCTATATGAAGCTAAAGTACGCATTTATTTCCTCCTATGTATTTTGTTTTTTCGCTAGTCGTTTCAAACCCTCAGCTACAGCAGCCTCTCCCACTAGTTTAGATAAGTCCACACCTCCAGGGGCAGTGGGAAGGTTTGAATCAGGTCGGACTCTTTTAGGTTTAGGCTCAGCCTCTGCTCTCGCCTTTAACTTTGCCTCTTCCAGTGCATAGATTAAGTCTAATTCCCTGTCCGTCTCCGCTCCAGCTAATTTTGTAACTAGCTCGTTCAGGGCTGGGATAAACTCCTCCTGGTCTTCTGGTAGAAGCAATTGTAAGGCTTTAGTAAAGGCATTTACATGCCGTGCACTTTCAGTAGCTTGCTCATGCTTTCCTTGCCATTCCTCTATCTGTTGCCGAAACCCTCTCCGTTCTTTGATTAAATCTCTGACAGCTTGTTGAAACTCCCCCACCTCTTTAGTCTCACCCCATTCTTCCTTTTGAGCTTTATCAAGACGGTCAAGAGCATCATCTTCTTGTTTATCTTCAACCTGGGTTTTAAGTGTTCTATTTTCCTTTTTAATCTCTTCTAACTGCTGTTGATATGTAGCCGTGCTTTTATTAGCAATAGATGTAGCTAGGGATTTCACCTGCTCATCAACGTGTTTGTCCAAGTCTTCCTGTGTTTGAAAGGTGAAGGCGGGAGCTTCCTCAACCTCCTCTTCCTCTTCAACTTTAGAAACCTCCGCCTCTATCTCTTCTTTCTCTATGACAGGTTTTTCCTGGAGTTTATCCAACCCCTTTTCCACAAGATTATCAGTAGTTTCCTCTATTTTCTCCTTAGTTTTCGTAACCATTTATTCACTACCTCCTTCATAATAAAAAAGCCGACTCTCCTTTCGGAAAATCGGCTTACGTTCTTCGTTTCACCGAAGCTATATTAAAATATTAAATTACTAAATTCAGTTTTTAAGATACTACCCAAACTTTATATCATGTTTCGCTATTGAAGCATAAACAGGTTCACCATCTCTGATTATCACCTCTTGTATCTTACCATACCCCATTTCCTCACAGAGGTCAATAAACTCTACCCAACCTTTCGTTAGTTCCCTACTATTATTTATATCACCTTTTTGTCCTTGTGTCAAGTTTTACTTCTCCCTATAATCGTCCCACCAACTCTCATTGTCAATCCCCTCTGACCGCATCATCTCAATACCTTTTGCTGCTGGAGGTAAATCATTCATCCATCTATCCTTATTATCCAAAACATATTGACTCATTTCTGTCGGTATCCCCGATAGAAAAGCCTGAAGGAAGCTTTCTATCTTCTCCCAATCACGAGGCAATTCTGATTTATCTATCAAGGCTGCTTGGAACTCATAATATTTATCTAAGTATCTATCTTCGGGCTTTTGGTTTTCAGCCATCCACCTATTTATACGTTCAACAGATTTGGCATCAAGATAGGTTTTAGATGACCATAAGACAGCTTTTCCACCTGAATAGTAAGGTCTGATATATTTCCGCTGTGCATCATACTCGTATTTACTTATCCTGCCTTCAAGGAGAGCTTTAGCAGCAAATTCCAGATTGTCGTTCCTTTCTTTGGTGACTCGCTCACTCTCTTCAAAATACCAACGTTCATAATCAGACCCCTTTTGTACCCACTCTTCTTTAGCACCTGCTTCAAGTTCATCTAAGTCGGGGTGCTTGCTTCTTAACTCTTTTATCTGGGCACTATTTAGGCTTTCATAGTCAACGCCATAATCTTGTTTGGCGTACTCCTCCCTCAATGGCTTCACCTTATCCCAAGTAGTTTCAGGATAGGCACGTCCCCCCATAAACTCAGCTAATCCCCTGATACCCCTTTCTACAACTGTGCCACCTTCCATTAAGACATTTTCCACCCAAATCGGTGTTAAATTACTAATCAGTATCTCTTTAGTAAAAGAAGACATACCATCCCTTGTTGGGTCTCCTATAAAGTTTCTACCAGTAAGTATATCTATGGAAGCACCTACTGCAGGTGATAAATTCCCCCTTATAAAACGAATGCTTGGATTTTCCATAGAAAGCTCAAACAGTTTATCTTCATCCCCAGCTTGAATAGCTTTAGTCCATTGTCCCAATAACCTTACCAAACTACGAATTTTAGAACCTGGCCCTACCTGTTGCCCCTCAACGTTCCATGTCATAAACTCTGTGGAACGTGGGTCTAAGTGTTTCAAGGGGTCTTCTCGCCGAGCTATACTTATTGCCACAGCAGCCATAATAACTGCAAAAATACCCCTCGCTAGGTATTTGCGAGCTAGGTCGCCCCTAATAGTCCCTCTTCCTACATCAAACAAAAGACTAGCTATTGCCCGATTATATCGTGGGGCGAGAATAGCAGCGGTTTCAGATTCTCGCCAAGTAGGAGAAACTCCTATCCTTTCACTGGATGTTACACCCCTAAATTCATTGACAAACATATTTACTTCTTCTTGGGATTTAGCATCAGTTACCATATATTCTAAAGCCTTCCTCATTTCAATACCAGCAACATCAATAGCAGACTCAAATGCTCCCTGAAAAGGTATAAGAACAGTGGCTCCGATTTTCCCAACTAATCTTGGGGCTAACAAACCCATGTTTTTAAGGAACGCTTCCTCTTGTGGGATAAGCCTCATTTTGCCAGATAATAAGCCACCCTTTGCCATTGCCTCCGTGAACTCAGTGGAACCCCCTCCAGATAAGATTAAATCAGGATTAGCGTTAATTAAATCCCTGTTATTAGCATAGTAATTAGGCAGAAAGCGAGGGTCAAATAAACCCCTAAGCATTCCTACCCCTGCTTGACCATAAACCTTTGGATTACCACCAGCAAGGAATAAGAGTTGTATCATCATGGGAGAAAAGTCACCAGCCAGCATGAAAAAACGAGACACAGCATTTACTTTATTCACTGCCCTTAATATATCTGGGGCAGTGGTCTGTAAATCTTTATTGATAGCCCTAGTTAATTCCCTTGCTTCTGAACCAGTGAATATCTTACCAGCAAAAGCGGGGGCAGATACGGCTCCTTCTTCGTAGCCTACCTTCATAGCAATCTCTCTAGCCCTGGCTCTGGCAGCTACGGTCTGCCACCGTTCCTTTTGAGCAGTCTCAATCAAGGCTTTAGCATCACCTGTTAATGCTTGAACTCGTTTAGCCGTAGGTTGCTCCTCTTGAATTTTAGGAATTAAATCTTTTAACCTTTGTGCTTCATTAGGATAGGTACGAGCTATGGAGTTTATAGTTACATCAGGCACTCTTTCTCCACGAACTGCCCTGTTTAGAGCTGCCAATAACTGCCTGCTACGCTGAAGTTTTAATTTAGCAGCTTCAGCAGCTAAAATAAGTTCCTCTGGGGCACCAGTAGTTCTCCAATCTACTTGAGTTAGCAACCACTCGGCAGCTTGCTTATCAGCCACACGATTGTAAGCTCCCTGGACATTGAGGGCTAATGCCTCATTTTCTGGCATGGGAAAAAATCCTGCCTTTATCCCCTCTGCTTGTGTTTTGAACGTCCGATGCCTTTCCGCCCCAAGTTTTTTGCCAGGTCTGCCAGGGCCAGGCCCAACAGTAGCACTCTCCACCATTGTTCCATCAGAAGTTCTCTTGAAAAGCCAACGCCTACCAGCATATTGCCCCCCATCCTCAAAACCAAGTTCATTGATAGCTATACCATTCCGTTTCAGGAAATCTAGTTTAGCCACCTCTATTTCATCAGCAGAGACAATCCACTCCTTCTGTTCCTGTGTTAATTTGTCAGCATACTTTTTAGGATTAGTGCGAATATCATTAACGGCTAATCCTTTTAGTTTTCCCGTAGCAATTAAACCCTTACTATCCACCTTACCAAAAATCTTTTCTTGGCCTCCCATTTTATCAAGATGGGACATAACCACTTTAGACCTTTGAGATGATTCAAAGCGAAATACAGAACGAATGATTTTATATTTAAGATGAGGAGTATCAGCCGTAGTAGCGGGATTAAAATGAGACATTATTTGTTTCATAATAGGCAGATTAGCAAATATTCTCCAATCATCCTCCTTTGTCATTATATCCAGAACCGAAGTGGCGGAACGTAAGTTAGGCATTAAGCCTTCCCACTCAGATGGTACTCCCTCCAACATGGCTTGTTCGGGAGGGGTGACAGGGGGCTGACTTTCAGGAGGTTGGGGTTGCGTAGGTGTTATTCTTCCCTCAACAGGAGCTACCACTTCCTCGCTTGGGATTGGAGGTGCTTCAACAACTTCTGTAACCCCCTCAGTAACAGGGGGTGTAACCTCTGGTGCAGGTGTAACCTCAGCTTGTGGTTTACCACCTAGCACTTCCCCCAATCTACTAATCGGTAATTTATTTCTACCTTGTCTCTCTAGCCATTTGACGGCATTATCTGAATTAACAAAATACTTACCACGCCCATCAGTGGGTTTCGCATACCAAGAACCCGAACCTTGATAAGCTCCAGTTTTGCTTACGGGCATTTGGGCACTTTGATTTAATATCCCTAATTCTAGCCCATCGTCTCGGATTATCTTGTTCCCTTGTATTTGAACATTGGGAACAGTAGTTGTAACCTCTGGGGTAGGTGTAGGGGTTGGTTGGGGTGTTATTTTACTTAAAGCTGTTATCTCTTCAGGGGTTAATTGCCCAAAAGCCTTAGAAGCTACTTGCCCAGATAATCCAGCACTCTGAGTTAATGCTACCCTTTCTGGAACAGTCATAGCAGTCCAAGATGCTTCTGAAACAACAGGGACTTTACCACCCATTGCCATAGCACCTGTTTGGGTAGCACGGGGAACAAGCATCTCCTCAATATCTCTGATGGTGTCATTTACAGCTTGAGTTCTAGCATTTGCCATTCCTGTTTTAGCTGCTTTAGCCTGTGCCATACGAGCTTTGAAATTATCAGTAGCCCTTTCTTGCCAAGCAACTTTATTTTTTACCAAATGACTCCATAGAAAATCCTTAGCCGTCTTAAATTGTTCGGGTTTTGTGCGCTGGACATCTCGTGTACGATAAACCACCCAATCACCAAGTGATTTATTAAGTAACTGCTGATAGGCTTTATCCCCAATATTTTTGACAAGAGGAGTAATTGCCCTAACACCCTGATATGCCCCATACCCAATTAAACCTGCAGCAACGATAGTAGAAGCACTTATAGGCACACCAGCAATCTCAAATAGTGGAGCTTCAGCAATTCTTGTGGGTAATTCCCCAGTAGTTCGTAATCGTTCTTGGGCTAATGCTTGAGCACGTTGTTCAGATTCTACCTGCCTTTGGCGAGCTTCTCGGCTACGGAACATACCAGCACCGCCAGACAAAGCCTCCACCCATTTGGGATAGAGACCCTCCCTATCTTCTCTCTCTTCTTGTAACTGCTCCCCAATCCTCTGAGCCTCTTCCATACCAGGGAAGGGAGCAGTTACCCTTTCAGATACCATTGGAGGTTGAGGTATTCTAGGCTGATTAAAAGGAGATAAAAAGTCAAAAAAGTCCGATTCCTGCGTGTCTCTTTCAGGCAATCTATCCCAAGGAAATCCCCTTTTCTGCCTTAACTGGCTGGCAACATCTTTACTCTTCGCAATATCTTTTGCCAGCCATTCTATATTTTTATCTCTGTTTCGTGTAACCATATTCTATCTCAAAACTCTGGTACGAGGTCTGTATTTTGACGGGTAGAAGCCTCGCTCTGCAGGAGTTAATGCCTTAAATTTCTCCATAAAGTTAAAGCTAGATAAAAATTGTGTCCAAGGGTCAGGAAGAGCCTGTCTCTCCGCTTGTCTTGCTGCCCTTTCCCCCCTCTCTTCACTTAATGCAATTCGCTGCTCTCGTGGCAAACCACTCTCATCTTCTATATCCCAACCAGGCCCCATACCAGGCCATTTAGTTTTCTCTTCCCACCATGCACGTCTTTTCTCAGGCATCCCCGCTTGGCTATAAATACCTGGTAATTCCCTTTCAAAATATTTTGATGCTGCGGGGGATATTCTCTCTCTTAGTCCAGCTACAGTTGCTGCAGAGGCAGCTTCGCCAGAGGGCATTGCAGGCTGTTCTTCACGCCATTCCCTTTGTGCCTTAGCCTGTTCCTCAGCCTGAAATCTACCTATTTGCATGAGTTGTCCCTCTCGTCCAGCAGGAAGTGCCTTTCCTATAAGTGCTCTTTGTTGCTCCCTCTCTTGTTGTTCAGCTAAATCAGTCCATGACATACCCGTTTTAGGGTCATAGCGAGTCTGATACATTGCCATAGTTGTATTATATGCTTCTTGGTCTGCATTTTTCCCAATCTCAGCCCACTCATTCCAATACCTTTGTTGGTCTCCTAAGTAGTAGTTCTTTTCATCAACTGACATCCTTGAGGTATCTTCCCATTCCATCTCATATAACTGCATAGCCAGTTGTTTTGCTCTTTCAATACCAACACCTCGTCTTTCCATATATGCCAAAATAGTTCGGTAGCGAACTAATGGTGTAATAGGAAAAGGCTTTTTTGCTCTAAATTCCTCTAAAAGAGCTGCCCAATCTTCATCTGCTGTTATAGGTTCTGGCATTATCCACCTCCAAATCTACTCATAAATTTCTTGAACTTACTAACTCCTGGAGGTTCGGGAACTACCGCCGTTGTATCCGCTGACGGTCTTACTGGACTTGGCATACCAGGTTGAGATGCCACCCCTGGTCGCCTTTGTTCAGTTTCACCTCTCATTCTTTCTATCTCATCTATTATAATCTGCGCACCCTCTTCATCCCCATCTTCCATTAAGGCTGCTGCTGTTTTACGTAACTGGATAGCTGCTATCCTAAAAGCCCTTTCCCTATCAATTATCCCTTGCTCTTGGTCAGGGTCATCAGACAAGTCAAACCTATCACGGGAAGTTTGCAAAGAAAGTAAGTCAGCCTGAGTAGCCTGTACTGCCATACCGATATTAGCCATCATATCTTGAGGTAAATCGGCAATCAGCTTGGCATTAAAGTTCCAACTATCATCTATGTCGTCGGGTTTAACATCTACCTTAAATAGTCTATTTGAACCATCTATTCCTTGAATTTTCATTTTACCACCACCACTCCAACTCCCACTCTTATACTGACTAACTAGTTCATGTCCCAACCAAGCATAAGCTCGTTCCATAACCTGTTGAAACGGCTTAATATTATCCAGAGAAGCATGCCTGAGAAGGTTTATACCAGCAGCGGGTAGAGCTTGATTTATCTCACCAAAAGCTATCGGGGTTTGCCCGCCAACACTCAACCTACTCTGCAAGTATTCAAAGAAAGCAAAGAACTCCCGTGTAAGTTGAGGAGGAACGGTCGGTTCCACATCCTCCCCCATCCCAACATCCACAGGTACAACTGTACCCTTTTCAAAGGGGCTGGAATCTAGTTCAGGTGCTGTTCCTCCCTTAGTGCTATCCCATTTATGCTTTAGCGGTGTCTTAGCTGCTCTGCCCGCTAGAGTAAGAAGATAACTCCCCATCCTACTCTCAGTATCATATAAATTGCGGTTATTAACTAAGCAACTTTCGCCAACATCTTTGATAGTATTAGAATGACGACCACTTTGAATCAGGGGAGTAGCTCCAGCGGGAAGTATTAACACAGGTAGATGCCCACAGTTATGGTCTGTGGGTTGCCCCTTTTTTCCTACCCACTCCTTCTCACCTATAGTCCCAAATTGGTCTCCATCCCAAACGTTGTAAAGTTCCACACGCCCCTTACTATCTGGCTTTAAGTCTTCTCCATACTGGTCTTTAACCTCATCTGCCGTTGCGTATCTTTTATAGGCAGCCCATAGCAAGCCACTTGAACCTTCAATCCAGTAGGTATTTAGAATATCCCATACTGGAATATGGGGTGTAACCTTACCATTTTTACCATCGTCTTCCTCATACAGATAGCAGAGAAGTGCAACCCAACCCCTAACGGGAGCAAACCATGACATAGATTCCTGAAGACATAAAGCTGAGGGAATTGTCTGGTAAATGCTATCCCTTAAAGCGATAGCTCCATAGGGAAAACGCTCTGTTTTAGAAAGATTTTTGCGTTTCTTTTCATCCTCATCAGTAAGGGGTATCCATAGTTTCAATCTTGAGGAAGCTAGGATATTGGTTAGTTTTCTAGTATCGGTAGAAGGGCGGTTAGTGGTATAAGAATCCCACTTCCCTTCCTCTTTAGGTATATCAAACTTCTCATTCCGAGACTTTTCAAAGTCGTCTTCAAACCGTTCCCTCAAATCACGGGTATGGTTCATACATGTGTCAACCTTATCCAACTCTTCTTTTGCTTTTCCTAACATTTATTTCCCCCTTACTGTCATTCCATGTTTCACGCCTCTTAAAAGCCTAATCTGAGCCTCAGCGTTCTCCTGTGAAGTCGCCTTAGCATGAACTTCACCAGTTTGCGTATTTACGACCCTATATTTACCTTTATTTCTACCCGAAGTGATTTTCCGTGCTGCCCAAGGCATAATTTACCCCCTAAACTTCTTTGTCAAATCCCAAAACCATCTTCTTAGCCTCTTCTCTAAACCATTCAAGGTCATGAAGCACTCGTTCACCACGAGTTGCCCCATACCTACGACATACTCTACTTGAGAACCTTCTTAATCTATGAGCTAAATCCTCAACTTGTTCTTTAGGCACATCTTCTACTGTTTTATACATTTTACCACACCTTTACCTTAATCTTCCTTTTTTCGGCTGAGAATAGAGGTCTATCAACTGGAATATATGTACTCATATACCTTAAACAGGCTAAGAAATGATATTTAGCCTCATCCTTAACCTTGTTTAAGGGCTTCTTTTCATTATCTAACTCCCACATACAGTTACTTATCTGTGACAGGAGTCCATAATTGTCTTCAAATATGTAGAGTTTGTTAGATTCCATGAGGCTAACAACCCTGTCTATCTGTGCATTGACCCTTGTATTCAATGGGACAGTTATCGGCCACCCCTGAAATCCGTAACTTTGCCTTATTTCGTCCTCTGTGGTAATATTTCCACCCGTAGAGATGGCTACTTTATACCCTTGAGTTAATTCCTTGAACTTTACCATGTGTTGTGACGTAGAAAAACCGCTCCCTGGAGCATATTCCCTGAAAATCACATAGTCCCCAAACCTTAAATGCATCGGAGCACCTTCTGGTAAGGGTAATCTGACTTGTGCAGCAAACAAGGCACAAGGATTAGCTGACCCAAAATCATGCCCACTTATAACAGGCCAATTTTCAGGAATAGTAAACCGCTTAATTTTACAAACATCCTCATTAAACCTAGAATAAACAATCCATGAAGTCTCTATTTCGTCATCTTCAGCTAGAATCTCTCGTCTGTAAGCATCTAGTGACATGCCATCAGCTACCATCCCAAGCGCTTCCTTACTGAGTGCTGGATTATCAAAGCTGGTAAAATGGAACGTCTTCCATAACCCATTAGTATCATCTTTATGGTGATTGAATAACTTCGTGGCATGACGGGGGTCTTTTGCCTTACTTACCCCCTCACTCTTTAATGAGGGTGGTGTATAAATAAATACTGCCATACCATTCTTGTCCAGTAACATTGGTTGTGCTACCTCTTCCCATGCG